GGCAGGGGGAGGTGACGGCGGCTTGTCAGAAGCCATGGCCCGGCGCGTAGGGGCGGACTTCATGGAATCCTCGACGGCCTTGGCCCGCGCTCTGGCGGCAAGAGTGTCCTTCTTCTTGTCTTTTTTCATCATCATGGTCTTGCTCCTGAGATACGATCCAGCTTCTCTTCAAGGCGGTCGAACCGCTGCATGATGCGGTCTAGGTCATGGTGCAGATCATCTCTGGTGACATAAGACCTAGCTATGTTTTCACGGGTTTCGGCGATGGCCTTCCAAAGGTTGTTGTGAACCGCCTCAGACGTATCGACGCGCCGATTAACGTAGGATAGGCCCCAAACAATGGGGCCTACCACTAGAGTCAAGATGACGTTCCAGATCATGTCGATCCCGATGGTCATCAGTACAGCTTTCGCAGGACGAGGATGACCGTGTAAGAGTCTCCTGCACTGGTGTCCAAAGTGGAAAACAGGATGTTCCCTGTTTTCCCGGTTCCTGCATCATTGTTCAGCCCACCAAACTCATTGAAGTCCATCGTTTGAGCTGAGTTTTGAGGGAACGTCATGATGTGGAGGTTCGTAGTCGCCTCCCAAAGAAGACGGACCTCTAAGCCATGGGTAAGACCATAGATCTTGTCGATCTGCACGGCGACGCACGGCATGCCCGCATAGGGGGTCAGTGTGGCGACATCAACCTTCTTGACGTTCGTTTCTCCACCGCCGGTATCTGCGATGAAGGTAAACTTCATGACGACCTGTTTATCCCCTTCGAAGAGGATCTGTGTTCCTGCAACGTCAGCCATCAAGGCCTCCTATCAGGGATTGATGACGCCGGGCTGGATGTAGTTGACAACCAAGACGCCCACGCCGCCGCCCGTATTGGTGGACGTCAGCTTGATGCGGATGTCGGTCGTGCCGACATTGGCCCACTTGGCGACACGGGTGGCATCAGCGCCAGCGGTCGCGGCAATGATGCCAAGGGTGCCACCCGCAACGGCCGTCGCCGCCGTCAAAGCGGTGGCCGAAACAGAGGTTCCGACGCCAAGGGTGGTGGCGACACCGTCCCAAACGGTCGTGACGAAAAGCTGGATGCTGGTGATGGTGCTGCCAGCGGGGATGACGATGTTGGTGCTGTAGACACCATCAGCGGCGGGGCCTGCCTGCGTCACAGCTTCCTGCTGCGAAAGGACAACATTGCCGACGTTCGCAACGTCCTGACCAAGGGTCGTGCCGGTGGTGAACTTAATCGGACCGGCCTTGATAGGACCGGAAAAAGTAGAAGTGCCCATGTCGATCTCCTGTCGTGGGTTGTCTGCCAAGCGGCAGTCAGGGACAACTCGAAGCTACAATAAAAAGGGGGGAGGCACAAGGCCATCCCCCCTAGTACGCGGGTTTCGTACCCCAGACTTACGCGCCCGGCGAACCGTAGACCGCACGGGGATCGGACCAACCGAAGCTGTAACGCTCGCGGGCCTTGTAGCGGACGTTGCCGGTTTCAAAGTCGCCTTCCATGCCGGTCTTCAGCGGGCTGCGAACGAAGTGCTTCAGGCCGTTGGGGGCGTCGGTCTTGATGAACCAAGCGTCCGGATCGGTCAGGAAGTGGTTGATCGCAAAGCCCTGCGGCATGTAACCACCGGTCTTGATAGCGTTGATGTCGTTATCAGAGGTGGAGACGCGCTGCTCAGACTTGAGGAGACGCTCGGCGGTGAACTGAAGCGCCGGAGGCAGAATCAGCTTCATGCCGCGAAGAGCGATCTTCAGGCCACGCTCGTCGATGAACGCCGCGATGTCGATCAGGGCCTGCTCCAACGAGGTCTCGTTGAGATCGGCCGCAGTCGCCAGCGTGTTCGACCAAGTGCCGCCACCAACGGTGGTGTGCGCATTGTAGACCAACGGAGCGCCGTCGCCGCCGAGATAGCTCGTGGAGAAAGCGTTGTTGAGTACAGAAGCGCCCTTCACCTGCTTGGTGTTGGACATGGAGCGAGCCAGCGCCTTGGTGTAGCGAGAGCTGAGTTTGTCGTAGAGGTTGTCCTCCACGGCTTCCTCAGTGATCGCGAACGCAAGTGCGATGGTCTCGTGCGTATAGCGGGCGGTGAAAGCTTCACCAGCCGTATCATACACGATTGCCGCGCCTTCGCCCTTCACAGGGGCCTGACCGAAGCCAGACAGCATGACCTCTTCCTCGAACGCACGGTCCGAAGACTCGGTGTCGAAGATCTCAGCATGCTCGTTGTCGTAGCGGTCGTACTCCATACCGAACAGGGCGTTAAGGCCGGGCTCGAGTTCCTTCAGGAGTTGTGAACGAGTGATTGCCATTGTTCAATCTCCCTTAGATGCCCTGACCCGTACCGTTCGCATTGTAACGGTAGAAGTGGTTGTTGAGGAGGACGATAGCCAAACGACCGGCGACCGAAGCATCGGAGTTGGCAGGAGTGTCCTCGAAGCCAAGAATGCGAAGGTTCAGAGAGTTGGTCGTGTTAGCCGTCGAGACGGCGAGCTTGCCAGAAGACATGCCCGTGACGGTGCTGCCGCTGGTGGCGGTGGCGAAGTTCGCGTTGGCGTGGATGATGGAGTCCGCCGCAGCCGCATCCGTGTTGATCAAAAAGGTCTGATCAGGATGGGACGAAACAGTCGCCGTGGCGACCGAGTTGGCGTAGACAGCAGCCGTGCCGGGCCAGAACGGCGACCACTTGGGCTTGCCGGTCAGGTCGATGTAGTTGCAGCCAAGAAACGCGCCCAGAATTGGAACGGTGCCGCCGTTGGCATTGCCAACGATGTCAATCATGCCGTTCGTCAGCGGAATAACAGGGGAGCCCTGATAGATCACGCTCGACGTACCGGCAGTCGCCGCCGTCTGGATGTTGAACACAATGTCACCATTGGTGTTCGCGCCGCTTCCAAGCATGCGATACGGGCGAAGCCCGAACGAGGCATTGATATTTGCCATTGCTTAGATCCTTGTTGGAAGGTCACTCGGCGGAACGATTGCCGCCAAAGGTAACCCGGGTTTGACGTTCAGGTTTGATGATAGGCATAGACGGGTGGTTCTCACGGAGAAGATCGTTGTCCACCGCAGAAAGCTGGTCAGCAGCCTGCCCACGGTAATAGGCGTTTCTCTGGGAAGCCGTCTCTAAAGGAAAGCGGGCTAGGATCAGGCCACCCACTCCGATAACGCCTGCATGGACGCCGTCTTGGATGGTCGGGGCCGTAAAGTCCGGGTATTCCTCGGCGCGAACTGGTTCAAAGCCTTCGCGAAGGCGAGCGGAAAAGTTCTTCCGGTCATCAAACCCGTTGGTCTCTACACGAATCCAACGGTGCGTGTACCCCTCAGGCGGGGGCGGTGCGTCCAAAGAGGACGGGGGCTTCCAAGCCTGTACACGGGCAGACTTGGCGCGGGTTGTCTCAGAGCGAGGGGTGCGGTCCATGACTGGTTCCTTAACCATTGATCTTCTGAGCATGCCTTGCATACTCTTCTAAACTAACACCAAGCCTTTTGGCAATAGCGACTTGGGTCGGGGTGAGTTTTACTTGCCTACGGTTGTCGGACCTGACCCCAGCACGGGCCGAAGCCACGGGGGAAGAAGTCCTAGAGCCTTGAAACTTATGGGGAAACTCCGCCCGGATACGACGGTCGATTTCGCCATAGTATTCGTTGCTAGTAGGGTCGTAACCCTCTGTTTCCACAAGCTTTTTGTGCAGGTGGAACGCAACTGTCGTCATCGCCTCGTCGGTTCCGAACCACGGGTTCTTGTCGGCCCAGTCCTGCGCCCGGGGATCCGGACGTGGCTCAGGGGAAGGGGGCGTGAACTCACGGGTCGGCTCCTTAGGACGCTCGTCTTCCTGCTGGCGACGGGCTTTTTGCACACGGAGGCGCTCGTTCTCCACAGCCAGATTGGCAAGCATGCGCTGCGCTTCGATCTGGCCGTCGACGTCGTTCATGTCGATGGAGTTCTTGAGCTTGTCCTTCGCCAGAGACTCTTGGAGCTTGAGACGGTTGTCAAACTCCTGCACCAGCGTCTTGTCCAAGACGTCGGCGCGCCCCTTGTGGGTGTCCAACTCGCCCTTGATGCCACGAGCGTAGTCGAGGGCGGCTTGTTCCCGGCGTTCCGCTTCGCGGAGGCGGTACGTCAGCTTGTCGATGCGCCGTTTGACGCTCTCGGACTGTTCTTCCATGTCGCCCTTGGCAGCGGTCTCCTCCTTTTTGGGGGCCTCTGCTACCGGCTGTTCCTTTTCTTCCGGAACCTCGATCTCAACTTCAACCGAGTCTTCAAGTTCGTCAGCCATGGTTTTCTCCTTGGTGCGCGGTATCAGACATGCTTGATGTCGTCGGGATCCGCGATGGTTGCGATGACCTCGTCATCGTTGATGATACGCACTTCACCGCCTTCGATGCGGAAACGAGCGCCAGAATAGCGGCCAATGGTGACCCAATCACCCTTCTTGCACCACGGCCCGTTGGGGTACTTTGCCTTGTCGCTGTAGGCATCAGGACCCACGGCAAGGACATAAGCCACAACGGTGGCGAGGCTCTGGGCAGCTATGTACTCTTCCGGCACATAGACGCTGCCAATTTTGCTCTTCCCCCGGTAGGGGAGGATCAAAATGCGCCACCCCGTCGGCTGAGGCAGACGGGCAACGACAGAATCCGGGATTTTGGTGGGGTCTAGAACCCTCTCTTCGGCCTTGACGTAAGCATCGTTGAGGACCGGGGAAGATTCTTGGAGAGGCGCAACACCAACAGCGTTGCTCATGTAATCAGGTAGAATCAGGTTCGTCATTGGCGAGAGCTGCCTGTTTTAGCAGAAGGCGGATTTCGCGCTCAACCTCGGACCAAACCTCAAGTTTGCCCCTCAGATGGCGGAAAGCGGCGAAGTCCTGAACCGAGCCTTCTGTAATCGCTTCAGCAACAACTGTTCGCCGCTCACGGACCACCTTAAGCAGTCTGTCAACAAAGTAAAGATCCGACACCGGCCACCTTTCTAGGAAAGAGTTCCCGCCGGGAGTTATCCACGGCGGGAATTTTTACCGAACAACGAACTTCGTGGCGCGCATCTGGAGGCCAAATCCGCGAGCAACTTGCTCACCTGACCGCTGGCCCTTGGCGACCGAAGGGGTAGCGACGTTCTCGGTTTTCTTGAGGGGGACGGAACCTTGGTTGACAATGTCTTCCGTGGTGCTGACGGCGGGGGTTTTCGTCATAGAGGCCATATTACTCTCCGTAGGGGTTGTTGAAGACGTAGTAGACATCCTCAATGTTGGGGGCCGTCTTGGCCGGGGCAACCTGAGGCGCATTCTGGTCAAATACTTGGAACCCGTCCAGCCCATACAGGTTTTGCACTGTAGGAGCCTGCTGGGTAGTGGCGGACGCATTCAGAACACCGGGCTGAGTGGAGGCCGCAGGCGGGGCAGCAGGAGCCTGCTGGGTAGGCCAGTAGGAAGGCTGGGTTGGGTACGTGACATCCCTGAACGGGGTCTGGTCAAACGACTGGAAGTTGTACCCAGAGAATGGGACATAGTCGCTGTATTTCGTGTGCACGGCCCTCGTTGTGGCGTCAAAGTCCCACGGGGAGGGGACTAGGGGTGGGCGTGGAGTCACGGGGGGCGTGACCGGCGGATTAACTACCGGGGGCGTAACTACGGGAGGGGTCACTACGGGAGGGGTCACTACGGGAGGGGTCACTACGGGAGGGGTCACTACGGGAGGGGTCGTGGTATCGCCGCCGGGAAGGGTATCACCCCCGCCCGGAAGGGTATCACCCCCGCCCGGAAGGGTATCACCCCCGCCCGGAAGGGTATCAC